AAAGAACGGATTGCTCCATCCTTAACTAAGTTAAGTGTTTCATTTCCCAATGATGTTTCTGAAATCTTTGCTCTAATTAATAGGCCATTTTCAGAATCTTCCATTTTTGTAACAAGACCAATAATTTCTTTGTGGTCTCTAAACAATTTAACATCTGCGTTAAGATCAACTGCACCTTGTGCAAATTGTTCTCTCATACCGCCACCAATGTCAATTGTGTCATTATATGGAACAGCGATACCTTCAACAGTGCGTTGTTCAGTATCAGTTGCTCTAATTTCAAATGAGCGTCTAATAATATTTTCCATATTCATTACTCCATTTTAGTTGGTTTGTTGACTAGCATCCATTTGAGGCATATCTTCCATGTCTCTAATTTCTGCAACTGTCAAGAACTTGTTAGTCAAACCAATTGCATATGCTTCATATCTTGTCTTTTGGCTTGGACGCAAGAATTCTGTTAGATTAAATTCTGCGTGTTGGCCACGAGGCAATAGATCAGAAATAGCCTGTTCAATACGAACAATATATTGCTGTAAACCATCATCATATAGTTTGATGCGGTCTTCATTGCCATTTACATATGTCATTCCTTGTCCTTCAATTGACATGCCCATATACATTGCAGGAACACCAAACATATTTGCAATCTGACGAGTGATATATTTTTGGTTTTCCAAGAATTGAGCCTGTTCTGGATTAAGTGCAATTGAATCATACTTAAGTCCAGATGATAAGACAGCAATACTTCTTTCTTGTTGAGATTCAATGAAAGCATCTTTATTTTGCTTTGCTACCTCGCTAGAAAGAAACTCTGATGTTGTTAATGTTCCAGTTGGAACTGCAGCGGTACGGAACCAGTTATCTGCATAATTGTGTAAGTCTAATGCTGAACGAAGCACTGACTTGTGTCTTTGAATTGGTCCTTCACCAAGAAGTGCATCTGATGCAATCTTTTTCCATAACTTAATATGAACAATGTCTCTTGATGTATATCTCTTTGAACCAATTTGATAGAAAATCACACCATTGCTATCAGCCTGAACTGAAATATTTGATGGATGTATGTTCTTGATATTTACAATGCCACGAGGATTTCTTTGAACTAACCAAAATGCATTTCCTGTTGTAGCCATGTGAAATAAAGTTGTACCAAGCCATTCAGATTGAGAAACATTGTTTTCAATATCTGGATAATCAAGCCAAGCAGGATTTGATAGTTTATCTTCTCCACGCATTACATTGATTGGAATTTGCATAATTGCAGTTTCAAGTACTGAAATTGCTCTGCTGACAGGAACTAATGTAAGTGCACTTGATTCTGTAACTACAATTGCTTCTCTTGATGGTGCAGACATTCCACGATTTTGTGTATCAGGAACAAATGGTTCAGTTACATCTACTGCGTAACCAAGTCTTTCAACTATTCTGTCTCTAAATCCCATTATGTTCTCCTTTAAAAGACCATCTGTGTTGGTTTAACTTGTGTTTCAACAAACCAAATAGCCAATACTGTTGCAATTGCTGCATCAACTTCAGTTCTTCCATCTTTACGAGCGATTCTCCATGAATCACCGCTATTTTTACGAACTGCCTGCTGCATTTGCATGGAAACTATGTCATCTTTTGGATGAATAATCTCCTTATTTGTTATTCTACTATATGCGTTATTTGATGCAAGAATCAAATCTTTATTTGATGTAAATTGTACTCTTAAACCCCTTTGTTTTAATGCAGCACCTAAATCATCTAATACATTTGAATCCATAATAAATGTTTTGCCATATTTTGCTAGTTTCAGACATGCTCCAATTACCTCATCCATATTAGTATTATTAAATGATGCTACCAATTCAGTAGCAGTCTTTCCATTTTCTAATACTTCTGCTGTAACAATTGAACAATATTCCCATCCTGGAGTACGATCAATAGCAAAGACCTGTGGTGTATTTGGTCTACCATTTTCAAGATTTACCCATGCTCCTACTGGAATCCAAGCATTCATACTAGATACAAATTGATTTAATCTATACCGTCTGGCATCAGGTGCAGGCATTGTTGCTAATTCATTTTTAACTGCCTCCCAATCTAGGATGCCAGATGCTAGTTGAGGGTTAGCACTTCTTACTGCTTCCTCGTCATCTAATGCACATCCCTTTGGTGCTTCCCAGCAGAAGAATCCAAATCTCTCTAAGTCTTCCTGTCCTTCAATAGCACTATGTCCACGAGTATATAGATTCTTTAATAACTCTGATGTGTCATCACCTGCTGTAGTAATACCAATCGTTATGCCATCTGGACGGGTAGCAGATCCAAGAGCCATCGCAGTCCATACTTCTTCCTTGGCCACATGTAGTTCGTCAAAGATAACCATGGATGGATGCAAACCTTGGGCGGTAGCAACATTAGAACCAATAACTTTATATATACCTTGCTCATCTTTCGTATAAAGTCCACGATGTTCTGTGCTTCTTGTAAAGAAATGTCCCAATAATTCAGATGAATCTACCTGATGTTTTAGGCGTTTATATACGATTTTAGCCTGGTCTGCAGAGGCTGCCACAGAGATAACTTCAGGTGCAGGCTCATGTAGAAGCATGCCATATAAGGCCAGAATAGCCCCTAGGAGGCTCTTTCCATTCTTTCTGGGCATGGATATTACGACCTGCTTATATCGAAGTCTACCAGCCAATCTATGACCTTCTGGATACCTTTCTAGGGCAGCCCTAATAAGCCATTTTTGCCAGTCTGTAAGTTTTAATATCTGATCATTCTTTTCTGGAAGTTTCCATAAAGCCTCAACAATATTAATAATCTTATCCCCATCAGTAGGGAAATTATCACTTAAAGGCTCTGTAAAATGTGTGGGGTACCAATTAGCCATTTGCTATTGCAGCCAACATATCAGCAGGAGATAAATCTGCTGCCTTTCTATTATTCAATAGTCCTAGGTTTGCTAATAAGGCAATAAGGATTGGTGCTGATTGATGTCTTTTATCAGGATTAGCATCTATTGTTTCTGCTAGAAGGACTGCTTGTTTTGCTGCTCCTAGATCTTCAATAGATAGCCAGGTAGCCTTAGATATTGATATTCTGACTGATTCTGCCAAAGTCATATCTAGATTTAATGGTTCATTTACTGCTGATACATCCCTTAGACCTCTAGGACCTTGATGTATACCTGTTCTTGTCATATATTTCTCCTTTTACTATTTTTTGGTTTATATTTTGTTTGATACTCTATCAGGGTTCCCAAACCAAATAAAAAAAACATCAAACATTTATTTTCTACCAAACCTTTATATCCCTATATCCCCATATCCCTCATATAGACCATATAGTGTTTGTATATAGAGTGTTTGATATCAAGAGTGATTCCTTTATACCGCCCCCTACCCCCCCTACTTGACAAACCTTTATATCTATGATATGGGGGATATGGGGCATATGGTGGTTTGTCCAATATGTGGGATAGGTGTCTCACTATTTGGACAGGGGCTAAGGCCCTGCTACTGTAAGTATTATATCCAAACCTCATATCCAAACCTTTAAACCACCTATCCAAACCTTTAAACCTCATATCCAAACCCTATCCAACATATATCTATTCATACTTCTTGTTCCAGTATCTCATTCTTATTAATGTCTTATTCTGTCTACCGCTGTTACATTTGACACATGAAGGTAAGAGGTTTTCTATTTCATGCCCTCCCCCTTTGGAGACAGGGACTATATGATCAGCAGTAGTAGCAGGGTTAGAACAGTAATGACATGTCCAGTTGGCTGCATCTAATACCGCCTTCCTATTACGCTTATACTCTGCTGTAGCGTATGGATTCTTCTTAGTCATACTGATTCCACCCATCCAATTTCTTGGGTCTTCCCCTCTTCTTCACAGCATTGTTCTCTATATCCACAGGTTCCACATGCTCTACAGTAGTACACAATTCTTCTGTTGATAGAGGCTCCCTCGCTAACAATCTCTCTGTTCTTTCCCATACTTCTGGATAATCTTCCCAATAGAAGGCTAACTGCCCTATATTAACCAAGTCAAGAAGGTGAGGAGCACAAAGATTGCCGAAGTCATCATGATAGTAATAAGCATTCTGACTGCACCGTTGGCATTTACTAGGTCTGTTAGTCGTTTTATGCTTGTTGAGATAGTAGGTAGGTCCATCTTCTGGTCTACCAATCTTTGGTGGGCGTCCATGTCTACCTTTGACTCTTTCATATCTACCCGTTCCTATTCCCCTGCTCTTCGTCATAATGACTAATTCTATCAGAAATCAGACCATCATGCATCCCAACATATAAGACGATTGCATCTCTCTTAGGATAATCAAGTCTTAGACTGCCATCCTCAAACTTACCAACAGCAACATTACAGGCATCACAGAGAATACCTCTTACACAAATCTTACATGCTTTCTGACCACTACAGTGTTTATGGTCATGATCTACATGGAGTTGCTTATGGTCTACCTTGGTTTTTCCACAGATATGGCAACCATCCTTAGCCATCTCATCATATTCTTCCATATCCAAATCATAGAAATACTTGAGATGGTGTTTTCTTAATTGCTCATAGGTATATTTATTCTTGCCATACTTATATTCAGTCTTCTGTAGATTTAATAGATTAGGATGACCATTGCGTCTATTGCGTTCATAGCAGTTTTTACACATACCGTTGGAATAATGGGGGTTTGTGCAGTTAGCCATACCATTGGTACAGGATTTGTCAGCCTTTTGGCGACGCTGGGATTTAATTGATGTACCAGTTCTACAGTACTTACAGTAATAATCTATATTATCTTTATATTGTTTAGCCTTGTAATATTCTGTGATTGGCTTATCAATCTTACAACATTTACAAATCTTACTCTTCATCAGGGATACCTGCCATTTCCCTGATTTGCTCTAACGCTTCTTGGACACGCTCTTCTGGTGTCTTCTTAATACCTTTCGACATTTCAACCTCTTCTCATTGGACTTTTGTCCTATGATTCTATTATAACATCTATTAAGAGGTTTGTCAAATAGTTGCAGGATCCATGGTTTTTATGCCAAGAGAGTTATAGATTCTTCTAACCTTTGGGTCATTGTCTATAGCCAGTGCTACATCAGATAAAGATTTTGCTGCTTCTCTCTTCCAATCCCCTGATTTATCAGAGCCATAAGGATTCATCATCAGTCTTGAATAATTGAAGCCAATTGCCTTGAGAGTTTTGACAGTTTCAGATCTCGCCCCATCTGGACGACCAGTGATTATGACTTTACGACCCTCTAAAGCATTAATATAATCTATGTTCTTTTGAATGGGATTATCCCCATATCTAACAAGGGTATCGTCTATATCTACTATGATTATCATTATCTATATATTATATATATTTAGTAGAGGGTATCTTTTAGGCAAAGCCCCCCCTCCCCCCATAGATTTTTAACCTATGAGTTGAGGAGAGTGCCTTCAAGAAATTATCTTTCAGTGAAAAGCCCCCTACAAACCTAGATATACTATATCACCTTTTTCAACACTTTGCAAGAATCGTTTTTAAGCCCTTTATATGACTTTCCTATATCTCTATACCAAAACAGTCTAAAAGTGGCTCTAAAGGGCCTTAGAAGGCTTTTAAAGGGCATATAAAAAGGGACCTATAGTAGAGGTGACTTACCATAGGTCCCATATCCTGTCGAAAGGATAATCCTAGTATATCAGATAGGAAGCCAAGCGGAGCCATCCCAAATATTTGCATACATAGGTATCCATTCTGATCCATCATAAACTTTTTTGTCAGATGATGTTTGCCATGCGCTACCGTCGTAATATTTTACTGGTACTTGAATTGGTGCACCATATTTCCAAATATTAGCAATTGCTGTTGCATTTAATGTTGTTGGATCAGACATATGACAATCAGCAATATCATAATTAAATAATACTGTAGTTGATGGCGGTGCACCATACCACCAATATTGAGGTGGACAATTGCCATAAACAGTAGTTACGCTATTAGGTGTCGTTACTTTTAATGTTCCATTAATATAATATTCATTATATGCTGTATATTCTGCAGTACTTCCATTAAATGAACATATTCTACGTATTGCTACATAATACCATTTGTCAGTAGTAATATCATTTCCATTATGATCTGAAGTTATAAAAGTATCAATACCAAGTGAAGAAAAAAGAAAACCATTTTTTAATTGTCCTGGATCATAGGCTATACCTACATAAAAACCAGTAAAAAATGGATTACCTGCTGGAGCACTTGCTGTATAGTTTGCAAGTCTTCCATATGATACAGCAGTAGCATTAAATGTTTTAGGCTTTACCCAAATACCATATGTAAAACCAGTTGTACTTCTAATATAATCATCTAATGGAGAACTAAGAATATTTCCACTACCATTACTATATCTAATACCTGCTGAACCAACTGCATTTGTAAAATTCCAACTTTTTTGACCAGGAAATGGTCCTTTACTGTTTGATGAAATACCAGTATTGTAATAAGTCATACCTGTTGTACCACTTATACTACAACTTCCAGTATTTGTTGGTCTTGTATTAGCAGTAAAGGTTTCATCAAATGATGAATTAACTGCAAGACTATAAGTATTAATCTTATCAATTAATCTATTTGACATTAGATAACAATCCAGATGTAGTTAGTTGATGGAGATGTTGGTGCAGTTGATTGTACGAATACATTCTGTACACCTTGAGGACCTTGAGGTCCAGTTGCTCCTTGAATACCCTGCGGTCCTTGAGGCCCAGTTGCGCCTTGAGGTCCAGTATCGCCTGTATCTCCCTTAACACCCTGAATTCCCTGAATACCTTGAATTCCTTGGTCTCCAGTATCTCCTTTATCACCCTTAGGTCCAGTTTCTCCTTGAATACCTTGGATTCCCTGAATTCCTTGTGGTCCTTGTTCTCCTTGAGGTCCTGTAGGTCCTTGCGGTCCTGTATCTCCAGTGTCACCTTTAGGTCCCTGAGGTCCAACTTGACCTTGATAAGCAATAACAAGAATTAATGCTTCATTGTTTGTAAAGTTATTTCCTGCATGATCAAGTAATGTAACATCGTAAGTGTCATAAGTTGCACTCTTTGTTACTCCTGTAACTTCCCATTGTTGATAAGTATTTGCACTTGCATTTGCTTGGATAACAAATATATCTCCAGTCTTAATCAAATCAAGGAATAAATCAATATCTGTGCCATCAGAATCTGTATGGCTAATTGAAATTTGTGTTGCATTTATTTGCTGAACATTGTTCCATTGAATATTATGAATTCCTGGGTCACCATTTGTACCAGTTTTTGCTGTGTAGTTGTAATGAGATGTTGAACCACCAGGAGCACCTTGCGGACCAGTGTCACCAGTATCTCCCTTAGGTCCTTGTGGGCCAGTATCACCTTGAATACCTTGAATACCTTGGATTCCTTGAGGGCCTTGATCTCCTTGATCACCTTTAGGACCTTGAGAACCAGTATCACCCTTAATTCCTTGAATACCTTGAGCACCAGTAGCACCTGTTGCACCAGTATCTCCTTTATCGCCTTTTAATCCTTGAATGCCTTGTGCTCCAGTAGCACCAGTAGGTCCTTGCGGACCAGTTGGTCCTGTAGGTCCTGTATTACCAGTATCACCCTTTGGTCCTTGTTCACCTTGAGGACCAGTGTCTCCTGTATCACCTTTAGGACCAGTTGGACCTTGTGGTCCAGTTGCAATTTCTAGTCCTGCTGCATAAATTTTAATTTCACTTGGTGAAAGAATTTCTAAACTCATCGTGTTACATCCTCCTGCACATAAATTGTACCTGTCAAGATTGTTGACACGGTTTCTGTTACTGAATTAATTCCTTGGATATCAAAATAATTCATTACATCTAGGTTTGTTGAATCTAAACCTACTGTAAGAACATTCTCGTTTTTAACAACATCTAATGCATCTAAAACTGTTTCGTTGGTTGGGAACTGGCGTACTTGTCCAGAAAACTCCCAGTCAGTCAGATCTAATTTAGCATCATTGGTATCTACCAATACTAAAGTCATGACAGTATTGTCATTTCTGTAAACCTCCCAGTCCATTGCTGGTGGTTGTGAATTAAGAGTTTCCATATATCCTCCAAGGTGAATCTACACCCATCATACAATATATGTATTATGACTATTACACCTGAACTTGTTGCTGCCATTGGAACCGCTATTGTTGGAGTTATGGGAGCATTTTATGGCTTTAACAAATGGATTATTACAAAGTTTTTAAGTGAATTGAAGCCCAATGGTGGCGGTAGTATGAGAGATCAGGTAAATATTAATACTGAAAGACTAGAGCGTGTTGAAAAGCATGTTATAGAAATATATAAAATCCTAGCGCAAAGGAGTAAAAATGGGTAAGAAGGTATATTACGAAGGTAAATTAATTCCAGTTAAAGATTGGGATTATGATAGAAAGCGTCCTAAAGTTAAGGAAAAGAAAGCGGTAGTTGCTGAACCTGAAACCCAGGTTGAGGTAATTGCTGAAGAACCACAAACAATATCATTAGCATAAAACAAAACCCCCCTTTAAGTTATCAGACATTAGTTGGGGGGTTTTGCCATTCTTAGAGGCAGTCTAAGAAATCTATATGCTACCAATATTAAGTGGAAATGTTAATCCTGCTTTAGGTGTAAATATTCCAGTTGAATAATTTATGCTGCCAATTAATTTCCAATCAGGATCATTTGGTCCATTGAATAATCCATCTGATGTTGCATATACATTCATTGATGATGGTGCTCCTGAATATTTACCTCCACTCATAGTCATTGAAAATGTTTTAATATCATAATGAAGTGATTGTAAATCAATAATTAATCCCCAGTTTGCAGTACCACTAATTGAGTTATATGGTCTTAATCCTGTAGTATTTCCTGTTCTTAAATATACTGAATCGCAAGCACCTGAAGGTGGAACTTGACCCTCAGGTTCATTGTTCCAATAATGATTTCCCCATGGTTCACCACTTGTTTGATATGGAAGACCATAAATAACTTTATTTGTTGCTGCTCTATCAGTTAGTGTTGTAGATGTTTTTGCTTGAAAATTTTGCATCTTTGGCCAGTAATAACCACTTGCAGAATTAAAATAATTCATACCAAGTTTAATATATCTAACTCCAAGTGTTCCAGTTTCATCTACTGGTGCAGGTGGAACGGTAACTGCAAATGTTTGTGTAGATGTTGTTGTTCCATAAGCATTTATGGCACTAAGAATAACAGTTTTATTTCCAGATGTTGCATATGTATGTGCTACTGTTTGACCTGTTCCTGTTGTACCGTCACCAAAATTCCATGAATATGATGTTGCATTTGTAGCAGTAGCAACAAATTCAATTAAAGCACTGTTAGATCCATTTGCAGTATGTGTATATGAAACTCCAGTTGGTGCTGAACCATATATATTTAATGTATAAGAAGCACTTGTTTTAACAAATCCATAACTATCAGTAACAGTACAAGTAATGTTATGAGCACCAACTTGAGCAAGAGTATATGTTTTAGTTGGTGATTGTGCTGTTGAAAATTGAACATTGTTATCTTTCCAAACATATGTAGCATTTGTATGGTCAATGTTATTTAAATTAGTTATAGAAAATGAATATGTATCATTAATAGTTCCAGATAATGGAGAAACTGTAATTGTTGGAGTTGGAAAAACGGTATCATAAGTAAACATATTTCTTAATTTATATGTAATATCCCAACTATCTCTAGTTATATTATGCTGAATACCAATGATTCCATACTGTCTATCAATATCAAAACCATCTACTTCGTGATAAACATAAACATTATCTAATAAATCAATACCTTCAATTGCATCTGGTGCTTTTTTTGCATCAAATGTTATTGTATCAATTTCTCTTGTAGGATGAGCGGTTTCTTGAAATATTGCACTTGAAATTTCATCTGTCCAGGCACCCTGTGTTGTTACTCCAACAAGATAAACATCAATAAGTGCTGATTGTGGACCCCACTGTTCAACAGAATAATCATTTGTATAGGTTGGAATTTTTGTTCCATAACTAGTTAATGTTATTTTATTTTTTAATAAATCAAAACCATCATTTAGATTAATTGTTTCATAGGATGTAGCACCACCTCTTGAATCAAATTGTAATCTAACACTATTATTTTTCTTTGAAGTGATTGATTCATATATATGAATTTCATTAGAAACATCTGCATAGAAGAAATCTAAATTTGTTTGTGCAAGAGTATTCATCATTTGCAAAGCGGTTGTTCCATTTGAAGCATTTGCAGCATTTCCATTACCACTTGTACTATGAACAGTTCCTGAATATCCAATAATTTCAGATGTTGAACTAACTGTACTAGCAAATTCAAGTTCTTGATTCATTCCTTGTAAACTCATTGTTGAACCAAGACGGGATTTAAATGTATCTCTTAATGTGTGTAGGGCCATTGTTCCAACCATATCAACAGCAGTAAGTGTTGTAATTTGTGGTTCACCTTTTGGTTGATATTCAACATTAATAGTATTAATACGACCAGTAAACAATGTTTGGTTATCGTGTAAAACACGAACAGTTTTACCCATTCTAAAATCTGTATTGATATGTGGATCAAGTTGTATATTTCTTGAAAGAATTGTTAATACACCTGCTTCTGGTTGTTGCCATGGTCCCTGATAAGTACTTTGAATACCTCTAATAATATTAATATTTAATAATCCATCAGTGTAATCTTCCCATGTTGAACCAACATAGATTTGAAATTTAGTAGTTGATAAATCGTTTGCCATTATACGGTTATCTTCCCGTACTTACTAAGTGCTTGTTGTACTGTTCTTCCAAGTGCATATGGATCAGTGCCTACACCAGCATTGATTGTAATATTAACAGCACCTGCTCCACCTCCAGCAACATTTAGTTGTGGCATCTGTATACCAACTGGTCCTTTAATTCCCATACCCTGATATAAACCTTCAACTGCATACTCACCAATCTGAGCCATAACTTTTGAAGGGGATGATATTTGCAATACATTGCGAATAACTGAAGGAATATTGTCATTGATCCATTTTGTTAATTTATCTACGAACCATCCTCTAATATTTAGAAGACCATCAATGATACCTCTTGCAATATCTTTACCAACTTCAACCATCTTGCCACGAACTTCATTGAATTTTTCTACAACATTTGTTACAACTCCAACAATATAGTCTTTAATGTTGTTCCAAATTTCTGAGGCTTTCTTTTGAATACCAGTAAATACTTCTGTGGTTTTGTCTTTTAATGCGTTCCAAGTATTAACAATTCCATTCTTAATACCTTCAACAATACCAGTAATTAATTTACCAATCTCTCCCCACAAGTATGCAAGGGAATTAGTAAGTTTAACAATAATTCCATCTTCGCCAACTATGTAATCTTTAATTGCATAGAACCAACCAATGACTGTACCAAATATTGCCTCAACTTTTTCAGAAACAACAGCCTTTGCGGCATCCCATGTTTCTGTTAATTTAGTTACTATCTCATCCTTATGCTTAACCAAAAATGCTACAAATAAACCAAATGGACCAGTTAAAACACCAAGTATTAATGGCCAGTTTTCTTTTAGCCAATCAATTGCTGCATTTGCAGCGTCTTTAATCTTGTTATAAATTGCATCCCAAGTCTCTTTGACCTTTTCCCAAACTGCAGTTGTAGCCTTCTTAACATCATCCCAGTGAGTAATAAGAAGCACGATCAAAGCGATTACTGCCATAATTGGAATAGCCTTTAATGCTGTACTAAATATTGTTGTTGCTACTGTTGCACCTTCTTCTGCAGCGGTAAGTAAACCAAGATTAACCATTGCTGTCTTAGTATTTGAGATAAATGAAAGTAATGGACCACCAATACCAACAATTGCTAATAATGCTAATTCTATATTTTGCAATGCTTTTGGCTGCTTAGAAAATGCATCAAGTAAGTCAGTTAAAAATCCAAGTAGTTTTTCTAATACTGGTAAAACTCTAGTACCAAGTTCTTCTTTAAAGTTTGCAAGTGCAACTTCGAATTTCTGTGTTGATGTAGCATTTTTTGCTGCTGCATCTTGATAAACCTTAGCACCTTGAGTTAATAATAAATTAATTGCTTCTTGGTTTTTACCAGCCTTAGATAATGCTTCTGCTTGATCATAAATAGATTGATTTAAACCTGGGAATATTTTATTTAATTCCCCTGCTTTTAATCCACCATCAGCAAATGCTTTAGCAAGTTTATTTGATGCTGCTTCTGCATCAATTGCTCCACCAGTAAATGCTTGAACATCTAAAAATGTTTTAACTAATTCTGCAGATGATGCTTGTAAATCTTTAGGTAATCTTGATCCCAAAGAAGTTGACATTTTAATAATGTCATCATTATCAACTGCTAATTGCTTACCAAACTTTTCAGCATCAGCAGTAATCTTTTTAAGTGCATCAGAACCAGCACCAAATGTAGTAGTTGCTTGACGCATTGCAACTGCAGCATCTTTGGCCTCATCAATGCCTTGCTTTAAAAATGTTATACCTTGTTTAAGTACAAATGCGGAAGCAGCAGCGGTAGCAGCCTTTGCTAATCCAGCGACCTGTTTATTAAGACCACCAATTTGATCATTAGCATCATTAAGTCCCTGAGTAAGTTTTTTTGTCTCTGCAACGATATCAATCGTTATCTGTTGTGCCACTACTTCCTCCTATTAAGTTCTCCAACCAAAGCACTATATTCTTCAAAACTAAGTTCCCAGAATTGTTCTGGTGTATAACCTGTGGCTATACAGAACTTAGCCATTGCGCTTAGGCTGAAGTATCTTCTTTTGGGACCTGCATGTTGACCCCTGATGCTTCAGACAATTCGTTAATGGTCATTGCTTCTGCTTGTTCTATTGTAAGCCCTGGGTTATTTCGCTTTGCCATAATATATTGCATTGCGAATGCTAACTTTGCTTTTGAGTTTGATTGTTCCCATTCATCCATTGGCAAATCTAGATATTCTTCAACTTCTGCTAGTTCTTTCCACTTCATAGTGGACATTAAATCGTTATTCATAACTGCCTCCTTGTTTAGTCGTATTTTTTAACGATACTTGCTATATAGTCCTCATATTTATTAACAATTTCTTTAATATTGTTATAAACTGCTGGTCTTAAATATGGTTGAGCCTTAATATTCTTTTCAGGCCATCCATACTCTTGCACTCCTGCATAAACCACAGTCTGACTGCCTGCATAGATCTGTGCTTTATCTGGTGTTGCTGTATAACCAATAGATGCTGCTAAAGCACCTGTTAGTTTTGGTGCCATAGCAGAAGCCTTCTTTGAGAACTCTAATCCAAGTTCCTTATTTAAAGAAGTTAGACTAGTTAAATTAGATTCAATCTTTTTTAAAGATTCTTGAACTTCTTTAACTCCATTAAGTTCAACACTGATTGCTTCTGCCATAGCGACCTATTAAATTATGCTTCTACTCTTGTTGGCTTTCCATCAAGAATGAAGTTAATATCAAAGGTGAAGAACTCACCTGCTGCTCCACCAAGATTTGGAACAACTTCTGCATAGCCACTTGCTGTGAAGTGTGGCTGTGATGCTGATGCTGTTGCATTTCCGTGTGGTGCGTATGTAATGTCCACGCTTACGCCTGGGTTATCCCATAGCCAAGAGTGGAATGATGCTGCTGCTGTATCCTGGAAACCAGTTACAGCACATGTGAAATCTAGAGAATCTTCGTAATTTCCAAAGCCAAGGGTATTAACAGCGGAAGAGAAAACAACATTGCTTACTCCACCCTGATATTCTGTACCGTCAACTTCAAACACGATAGACTTACCTTTAATTCTAGCCATGTTTAGTTTCCTCCTTGAATATCTATTGATATGTTTATATTTGTTGCAAGAAATCTTGCATTATTTACTTCTAAAATGAATGGTTTGTCAACAGTCATTTTTGATGCTGTTGTATATTCCCACATTGCAGGTATTAAAGTTTCTAAAGTATCATCTAAATTCTCAGTTTCTGTTTCATTAGTTGCAAATGGAACTATTACTAAAACTTTCCAAGCAGATGCATAATCTGCATTATATTGGTTCTCATATACTGAGACAAAGTTAGTATCAGGTTCAATAATTGCACATAATGGTTGTGGCTTTTCTGGTACATATGTATATACCTTTGAAATACCGCCAAGAATTATGGCTGACTTCAGTTCTTCTCTAACTGCAGTTAGGTTCATGCAAACCTCGTCATATAACGATTGAGAAGTGGATATACACCAACGAGTGGGTCTCTTGCTGTATTAGCAGGTGCGCCATCATAAGTAGCGTACTGAGCCACACCCATTGGTGCATTCCTACGATGAAATAGTTCTGAACCAACTTCAAGGTAGCAACGCTTTAATACACCAGCAGGAATCTTTGTGTTCTTAATATAAGAAGCAATTAGATCCTTTGCAGTGTCCCAGCATTCTTGTACATAGTCATCATCATTAGTTGATGAACCTACATACGCCTTCAAATCTGTCCAGTCCATAATCATCTACTCCTTTAAATTAGTCAAGTGGGTTTGCTACTGCAACCATTGCCTTGATTTCAGGTGCTGCGATACCAAGGTATCCGTACACTGAGAATGCATTTGTTAATGCTGTGATGTCTTCCTTGTTCAAACGGAATGGTGCGCCTGCTGATTCGTATGTTGTAAGAGCAGCAGAGTTACCTGTGAACAATGATCCACCTGTAAGTGATGGGTCCATAACGATTGGAAGACCAAGAATGTTTCCTGTTAGACCAACTGGGTTGATTGAACCGAATGTGTTAACTGTTGCACCAGCGTTAGATAGAACTGGACGACCAGCCTCATCTGTTACGCCTGCAAGAGCCTTGAATACATCAGATGAGCAAAGAATGAACTCAAGTGCACGACCTGTGTCATTGTTTACCTTTGCTGCAGCATCTGCAAGTGCTTCAATAACTGCTGAAGAATCCCAAGCAGAAACTGTTGCTGTGTTCATTGAACCTGCATTAGCAGCAAGTGCTGCACGAGCAGCAGCGTTAGTTGCAGCAGCGTACTTTGCAATCATTGCACGGAATGCTGTGTCAACATAGTTTACAGATGAACGCTCAAGAACTTGGCGTGAGAAATCTGTGTATCCACCGTATGTCTTGATTGGTGCAGTTGCTGAAGTAAGAGCAATCTTGCCATATGCAAGTGTGTCTCCTTCTGCAGCCTGCTCTGCAACATCAAGTGTGTTGCTGTCAAGTACTGGATATTCAACATTGTTTCCTTCTGCAGGAAGTGCTGCTGAAGAAAGAACATTAAATGTTGGGCGTCCTGCATTTAGAATGCGGACAGTATCAGATACCCAAGCGTTCTTTACGATTGAGTCTGAAGTTGTTCCACCTGTGAAATCACGGTATAGAGCAAGAGCATCATCGTCGCCCTTTGCTACAGCCTTTACGAATTCACCATAGGAACGGAATTGTGGAGTAGAAACTTCTACCTTAGATGTTGCAATAACATCAAGACGGCGTTCCAACTCTTCTGCATGATTACGAACTTCTTCAATTGCTGAAGTGTAATCAGGTGTTGTATTTTCCATGGATTTATCCTCCTGATTGTTTTCTTCTCTGACTGAAAGTACTTCAGCCTTGTCATATGCAGGGAAAGCGACTAAAGAAACTTCTTTAAGGTCAACTTTCTTGCGAATGATTGTGTTGTCTTTCTTTTCATCAATAACTGGAATGAACCCTACTGAAAAAGAACGGATTGCTCCATCCTTAACTAAGTTAAGTGTTTCATTTCCCAATGATGTTTCTGAAATCTTTGCTCTAATTAATAGGCCATTTTCAGAATCTTCCATTTTTGTAACAAGACCAATAATTT